CCTCAACTCATCTGACTTCCTTAGATCCAACGCCAATGACGTGACAACTTCCGAACTGGGCACACGTCACGGTATCCATGGCGACTATGCCGGTGGTGCCGGAACTGGGACCAACTGGGGTGCCAACATCTGGGCTATCGGCCCGTCCTACAACGGGTCTGCTTCAGGAACTTCGTTCTCCGTAAGCACTTATTATGGGATTAACTGGCTGCGTTCAGGCCATGCCAGCGCCGATGCTCAAGTTGGTGAAGGTCTGTATGTCTGGCAAGCAGGCAGTTTTAAGGGCGGTATCGGCACCGCCGGCATCAAGACCGTTGGGGATGTCCGCGCAGACGGTGCTGTTGTTGCTCAGGGCGAGGTTACTGCCTATTCCGATGTTCGGGTAAAGATGAACATCAAACCCATGCAGAACGCGCTCAGGAAACTCTCAAAGCTAAACGGAGTGACCTACGACAGGACCGACATTGAGTCCCGTCGGCAGGCCGGTCTGATCGCTCAGGACGTACAGGCAGTCCTTCCGGAAGCAGTGCGTGAAGAAGTGGTCGATGGGCAAGGCGATACCCGTCTGTCCCTGAACTACAACGCAGTGATTGGGCTTCTGGTCGAGGGGATCAAGGAGATGGATAAACAGATCAACTCGCTAACCAAGAAGCTGAACAAGCTGGAGGAAGCGTATGGCTCTGCAAACTAGTGGAACCATTAAAGCCTCCGACATCAATACTGAGCTGGGGCGCACTGCCTCGGCTCGGTTTGACCTGGGAGGTACTGATGAACGTGCCCTCGCCGGTATTGCTTCTGGCCTGATCAAGATGAGCGACTTCTACGGCAAGTCCTCAGAGGTTCGCTTCATCAACACCGTCAACCGCACAGCTGCGAATATCCACTCTCTGATGGGTTCGCCAAACACTCCTGGCACCTACGTCTTCGAGAATCAAGCCGTGATCAGCGGAGGCTCTGCAAGCTACGCGCTGAGAACGGGCACGTTCCCTGCTGGATCTACCCTAATCATCGTCAACAAGGGCACGATCCGTGGACGTGGCGGTAACGGTGGGTCCGGCACTGCGGGAGGCTATGCCGGTGGTCACGCGATCTATCTGGACTTTGATGTCGAGATCGACAACGGCGCTGGTTACATCTTTGGTGGCGGTGGCGGCGGTCAGGGTGGCGCAAGTGACTACATCGTCGCGAAAACGGCGATGGCGGACACCTACCATACTGGAGGCGGCGGTGGTGCCGGTGTAAATGCTGGATCTGCAGGTGTGACCGAGAGAATCGACAATAACGGAAGCACCAATGTCGCACAGCTAGTACAAGGTTCCGGCGGCTCCGCAACTTCTGGGGGCAGCGGCGGTGAGCTTATCGCCACGAACGATGGAGTTATGACTCGCGGCGGCGCAGGAGGTGCGCGAGGGGTACAAGGTGCGGCGATGTATTTCAACGCCACATACGATCACTCGGGCATCAACAAGAGGACCGGCGCTCGGGGCGCGGGCGGTCGTGCCGTATACCGCAGAGGGTTCGCCTGTACGATCACTGCGGGTAATACCTCAACAAGAATTAAAGGTGCAGTAGCATGAACACCGACTTCACTATTCTCTCTGTGGATGAGAAGGAAGGAACCATGGTCGTGGACTGGGGCCACATTGTGCTGAACCACGACATTCCCTTGGAGATTCTTGAGAATCCCAACATCACCCAGGATGAAGTTCTGCAGGCTGTTTCCTACATGCGTCCTCCGGAACCTGACCCGATCACCGTTCCGGACGCACTGAAAAGTCTCGCTCAGAACGTGACCTCCGGAAACGAGGTGTTGCTGTGATTATCAAGAACGTCGAAATCTTCCGTAACCTCCAAATCTGCTACGGGATCGTTGAAGCAGGCGACACTCTGGAGCATCCCAACAGTGAGCCAGGAAACTACCACTCGCACGTCATGACGATCTCAGGCAGCGATGGTCACGGTACACCGGTAGGAGGCATTCGCTTTGAACTGCCTCTCAATACACCGGTCGAGGTTTCTGACTGGGAAGGTAGTCAGATTGATTACCAGACCAACGGAGACTTCTCCACATACCTGGCTATTCTATCTAACCCAAAGTACGCCCGGCTGTCCGTACAAAAGGGCGAACTTCAAGCAGGCGGCAGCGTCTCAAAGTTCCTCGACCGAGAGTCCACCGTCCTGCCCTATCGAGGAAGCATCACGGTAGACGGACAGCTGATCGAACAGTTCAAGGCTGCGACGGTCACGGACGACCGCACGGTTCAGCTAACTGCCGACAGCGACGTCTCCTATCTGATCATCACACCAACTCAACTTCGTTAACCGTCTATGCAACAGGGTGATCGTGACTTCGACATCGCCCATGCAGTCGGGGAATTGAAGGGACGCATTGACACCCTGATTGATCTCCAGAACCGGCACTTCAGCCACATCGACAAGGTCGAGGAACGCCAAGACAAAGTGGAGGAACGTGTCGGTGTTCTGGAGAAAAACTGGTCGAAGCTCGTAGGGATGTGCGTAGGAGCGTCGACATTGATCACCCTGGCTGGATGGATTATTAACGCACTGCTCAAAGGAGGAGCGTAATGCTTGCATCTATTGGACTGAAGATCGTAACCGGTATCGCCACCAAACTGCTGACCGAGAAGTTCATTATGAAAGTTCTGGTCGCAATCCTCGGTAAGGTATCCGAAAAGACTGACAACGAGATCGACGACAAGATCGTCAAAGCTGTGGAAGAAGCCTACTTCGGAGCTAAGTAATGGCCGAACGTGAACACTCTCCTGACCAGATCAAGGACGAACTGGAGGCGAAGCTGTTCCGCCATCTCAGAGAAACTCCTGTCGACCAGCTCCAGGCATCCATGGTGAACGCCGTAGTTTCCTACCTGAAGGCGTTCCCGCCGAGCAAGGTCAGTGAGCAGGAGAAGTCCGAGATCAAATCCCGTATGGGATCAATGGGTATGACTATCCCCTTCCCGAAAAAGGCGTAAGTAATGCTCAAGCCCCTCATGATCGAGGGGCGTCCTCACTGGGAGACTTGGGTCGAGCCTGATCTATGGCCCGTCTTTGAAGACTTCCGGAACTTCCTGTATGTCCTGTGGCAACACCTGGGACTTCCTGAGCCAACTCCAGCGCAGTATGAGATCGCCCATAGGCTTCAGTATGGGTATGACAGTGCGGAGGCTCTGGAGCTTCCTGCGGAAATTCTGGAGGCCTTCACCCACCAGCCCCGAGAAGACATCGTCCGGTGCTTCCGGTCCCTCGGCAAGTCCTACATCACGTCCGGCTTTGTGACCTGGCGATTGATGCGAAACCCACGGGACGAGAAGGTCCTGGTTGTTTCAGCTTCAGGCAGCAAGGCAAAGGAGTTCGTAGCGCAGACCAAGGGCGTAATGGCCTCCCTGGATATCTGCAAGTGGCTGCTGGACGGTGACCGAGAGAAAGGCGCTACTCGACGTGACCAAGCGGATCAGTTCGACGTGGCCCATGCGTCACTCTCCCAGTCCTACTCAGTGGCAGCGCGAGGTATCACCGGTCAGATCACCGGTAGCCGTGCCACGTTGCTGGTTGCTGATGATATCGAGATCGAGAAGAACTCCCTCACTGAGGACGCCCGACAGCGTATCCTGCGGACAGTACAGTCCGATTTCGTTCCCATCACCAAGACCGAACACGGTAAAGGCGACATCATCTTCCTGGGCACACCCCAGACCGAGGAGTCCGTCTACAACGTGTTGGTCAAGCAGATGGGCTTCCGCTGCATCTGTATCCCCGTCAAGTATCCGAAGGCAGACAAGCGGAAGAACTACATCCTGACCGAGGATGAGACTGGCCAGCAGATCGACATCCTGGCCCCCTACCTGAAAAAACAGTTCGAGGACGGTGAGATCGGCTATGACGATCCGACCGACACACGCTTTGGCCGTGACGAACTGATCAAGATCGAATCGAAAGGCCGTGCGACCTTCGCTCTGCAGTACATGTTGGACACCTCTCTGTCCGACGCCGAGCGGTATCCCCTCAAGCAGCACGACCTGATCGTAATGTCCCTCAATCCGGTGAAAGCTCCGCTGACCCTGCAATGGGGTAAGGATTCCGATAGGAAGAACGTGATCGACGATATCCCCAATGTGGGATTCACTGGTGACCACTTCCTGCGCCCGCTGTTCGCTGACACCGAATGGGCTCCGTACGACGCCAGGACACTCTTTGTGGACCCTGCTGGTCGAGGTAAAGACGAGACTGCCTGGGCCATCATGTCCTCCCTCGGAGGCATGTTATTCCTGCACAAGGCTACCGGCTACAAAGGTGATCCTGCAGAAGCCATGGAGCTGATCGCTCAGGACGCCAAGACGTTCAAGGTGAACATCGTGGAGGTCGAGCCGAACTTCGGACAGGGAATGTGGGTTACCTCCTTTGGTCCGATCCTGCAGCGTGTGTGGCCTGGAGGCTGTACCGTACAGGAATCACCGTGGGCCAAGGGGATGAAGGAATCCAGAATCATCGACACCCTTGAGCCGGTCATGACGCAGCACCGTCTGGTCTTCGATGAAACGCTCATCAGACAGGACGTGAAGACTGACGATCCGGTCTACTCGCTCATGTATCAGCTGACCCATATCGCCAATGAGCGTGGGTGCCTGAAGCATGACGACCGCCTGGACGCAGTGGCTGGCGTAGTGGCTCACTTTATGAGAACCATGGCCCAGGACTCACAGTCCCACCGACAGGCTTATCTTGATGACCTAATGGAACAGGAGATCGAGGACTTCTATGAGATGTTCGAGCAGTCTCCCATGGGGTTCAGACGTAGAGGTAAGCGTAGAGGTGGGGAGCGGAATGAAGTCTTGATGTGGTCTGTGTGATAAACTTGGGGTGGTCAAAACGACCACCTCGGGTATTCATGACGTCTGCTTTAATAGTTCAATCAGTCCGGTCTGCATAAGAATTAGATAAATACCTAGTAGGGTATAAATTCCTTGAAGAATATTAATGATTGGAGCCGCTTTGTCAGAATCAACCCCGATGCCTGCAGCTAAAGCCTTGGGAAGAAAAATCAAAGTTTCCAACCAGTAGATAGGATTCAAATGCCGACGAGCGACAACAGCGGAATAACCGCATGAATCTGATAAGTGCTGCCTAACCTTATTTTGAAGACTCCGGTCGTTGTACAAAATATTGTCCAGAACCCCAAGGTTCACAGAAAGAACCTGCCCAAATCCTACCGGCTCCATATACGGATGCACATTTTCCTTCAGGCCTAGCTTCAGGATTCTCCTCTTGATCTCGGCTTTTCTGGCACCCAGCCAGACACTAGCGTCATCTGACTCCTTCTTATCATCAGGATCACCGGTAGCCAGGCCTTTCACAAACAGGTAGTGCTTTAAGTTGGCCTTGCGCAGGTATAGCCAGTTTTCAAA